TCTGTTACTTTGTACTGTATTAAAGAGTACTAACCGATGGTGGAGCTGGATCGCAAGAATGAACTGGATATAGTTCAAATTCGGGGCGATCTTAAATTGATAGCTCAAAAAGTGGACTCCCTAAAAAAGAATGATTTATTTCACATACAAAAGTCGATTGATGGAATTAATAGAGTTCTTTGGGGGGTAGGTTTTTTGATTTTTGGTCAATTAGCCGTGGCAATAAGATCTCTTTTTCTGGGATAATAGGAGTTTAGATCTATGGCTGTTTCTGGATCAAAAAACTTTGAACCCGATGTAGCGGAATATATAGAGGAAGCATTCGAGCGATGTGGCCTACAATTAAGAACAGGCTATGATGCTCGAACTGCACGCAGATCATTAAATCTTTTATTTGCGGACTGGGCTAATAGAGGATTAAATCTCTGGACGGTGGCTGAAGTGACCCAAACGATTGCTTCCGGTATCACTGAATATCCACTAGGAACTATTACTTTAACGGTAGCAGATAGCAGCAGTTTCACTGTCGGTGAAACGATTACCGGAGGAAGTAGTTCCGTCACCTCTTCAGTAATAACGAAACCTCTTTCTACCACCATGACTATAACAGTTCCCTCTGGAACCTTTACGGCGGCGGAAACTATTACTGGTTCTTCTAGTGGTGCCACTACGACAGTCAGTTCTGTTCCGTCGCTAAGTGATGTTCAATCTTCTGTAGATATTTTATCGGCTGTAGTACGACGAGATAGCACTGACATAACCATCAATAGAATCGGAAGAGACGATTATCTTCGCATACCAGATAAAACGACAACAGGGCGTGTTATTCAATATTATGTAGATCGTTTGATAACTCCGGTTTATCGTATTTGGCCTTCTCCGGAAAATAGTACGGATCAAATTATTTATGACAGAATCGTGCGTATTGATGACGCAGATGCTTCGGTTAATACGGTAGAGGTTCCCTGGCGTTTTTACCCCTGTCTTTCAGCAGGTCTGGCTTATTATTTAGCGATGAAAAAGGCACCCGAACGTGTACAACTTCTTAAATCTATTTATGAAGAAGAATTTGTAAGAGCAGCTAGTGAAGATCAAGATCGTGTGCCTCTTACACTTGTTCCTACAGCTTCTTCTTTAAGGGCAGTCTGATAATGGCTCGTTATGCTTCCGAAAAACATGCCTTGGGAATTTCAGATAGGTCTGGGATTGCTTTTAAATTAAGGAGTATGAAAAAAGAATGGACTGGTTTTCTAGTGGGTAATGACGAGTGGGAATCGAAACAGCCACAACTAGACACCCCAAAATTTATGGCGGATCCGCAAGCTTTGCGTAACGCACGTCCGGATAGGACAGAACCGGCTGTTGATGTTCTTCTCGGATTCAACTCTTTTATTTCAGAAGTGGCTGCTTCCAGTGTGGTTAAAGTTTTCAGTCCTGGTCATAATCGGTCTACAGGGGATACGGTACGATTTAGAAAGGTAGATGGTTTTGGAAGGGCTGCGGATGGTACTAACGGGTTTACTTCGAGTGTCATAGAAGCAGCAGCAGGATATTCTGTAACTAAAGTAGATTCTGATTTTTATACCTTTGATGTTAGTGATAGTGGTTCTTCAGAAGTATCAGGAGCTGCTGGAAAAGGTGGGGGTGGTCAAGCTTCGGCTGGCCCCATAACAGTGAGTCCTTAACATGGCTTTTACATTTGCAACTTTAAAAACGGCAATTCAGGATTATACAGATAATTCGGAAACGACTTTTACGAATAATCTAACTCGATTTATCTTGAATACTGAAGAACGCATACTTAAAGAATGTCAACTAGATGTATTTAGAAGAAATTCTCAGGGATCTACATCTGCTTCTACTAAATTCCTGTCTAAACCAAGTGATTTTTTAGCTCCATTTTCTTTGAGTGTAGTAAACGATTCCAGTAATGAGTTTCTATTATACAAACACGTTACTTTTTTACAGGATTTCACACCCAATCCTGCTACTACAGGAGTTCCTCTTTATTATGGCGATTGGGATGACGCAACTTTTCTGCTGGCTCCCACCCCTAATGATGCCTTGACTATGGAACTTCATTATTTCTTCCGTCCCACTTCTATCACGGCTACATCAGATGGGACTAGTTGGCTTGGAGATAATGCCGAATTAGCTATGTTGTATGGAAGTTTGGTAGAGGCATATACCTTTATGAAAGGGGAGCAAGATCTTCTGACTTTTTATAATAACAGGTACTTTGAATCTCTTCAGGGCTTAAAGAGATTAGGAGAGGGCCAGCAAACAAGTGAGGAATATCGTCAGGATCGAGTGAGAAGGGAAGTTACTTAATGTTTCAAGCCAATGGTCAGGGAAATTTGGGGCAAGTCCAAGTATTTACTTCCAATAATTCAGGCCATAGTCCAGAGCAACTAGCTGATATGGCTATGAATAAAATAATGGCGATTAATGAGAAAGCACCTCCTCCTATAAAAGATCAAGCAGTTGCATATAGAAATAATATTCGGGATGTAATAGTTTATTACTTGAAACAGATGGCAAAGAGCGAAAGAACGACTATTTGGGCATTGCTCAAGAAACAGGGTCATGCGGATATGGCTGAGATCATAAGGAGATTGTGAAATGGCTATTAATCAAGCCATGTGCGGTACATACAAAAAAGAAATCACTGTGGGTATCCATTTCTGGTTGGACCATACTCGAACGGGGTCTTCTGGTATTTCAGCAGATACCTTCAAAATTGCGATGTTTACGTCAAGTCGTACAGACGCCAACGAGGACTTAACTGGCTACTCTACTACGAATGAAGTGACCGGGACTGCTTATTCAGCGGGAGGAGCGGCCCTTGGCAGTGTTACATTGGGTCTTTCTGATAACAGTTCCTCTGTTCCCACGGCCTTTCTGGATTTCGCAGACACGACTTGGTCTACTTCTACTATATCAGGTGCTAGGTGTGCGGTGATCTACAATTCTACCCTGAATACAGCGGGAACGGGCGCAAGCGTCAATCATGCGGCCTATCCGTCTGTTTGTGTCTTGGATTTTGGTGGAGATAAGTCATCGAGTGCTGGGGATTTTACAATCCAGTACCCTGCAAATGATGCCAATAACGCAGTTATTCGTATAGCCTAAGAGTGGTGAAGTGGCCTTATTATACGGTTGGGGAAGGGAGACTTGGAGTAGCGGCCCTTGGGGTGAGCCAGCCGCATTAGCGGTTACCGGAGTTGAGGCTGCGGGAGCAATAAGTTCTGCTTCAGTTGTTATTAGTACGACTGAGGAAGTTACAGGAGTTGAGGCCGCAGGTGCCATTGGCACTGTTACCGCTGTAACTGATTCGCTGGTTGTTGCCACCGGAGTTGAGTCGGTAGGGGCGATTGCAAGTGTTACCGTTACAACGGAAATTGTTACATTAGTTACTGGTGTAGAAGCAGTTGGTGGAATTACGAGTGTCGGACTTGGGTTCACGTTTCCTGTTACAGGTGTTGAGGCAGTTGGTATTATAAAAACTCCTAATGTCTGGAGTGTTGTAGATACAACCCAAGATGCAAATTGGGTGCCAATAGCAGCGTAAGGTAAAATTATGGCTTCATCATATACTACAAATTTTGGCATCGAGGAGATGGCTACTGGGGATCAAACCAGTACCTGGGGCGATACCACTAATTTTAACTTTGATATTTTAGATAGAATTGCCGCTTATAAAGCTGTTGCTTTGTCGGATGCCGCGACAGCCACGCTTACGGTTCGAGAAGCCTCTCCTGGATCAGGAACCGAAAATCTACAAGATGGAATGTTCCGGGTCATTAAATTTACTGGGTCGTTAGCTCAGAACTGCACAGTCACCATTGCTCCCGATACTACTACGGCTTGGTTTATCATTGAAAATGCGACTACTGACACTGGCTCAAGCGGTCCGTATTCATTACTTATGAAACAAGGGAGTGGAGGAGGAGCATCTGTCACAATACAAAATGGTAAGAATGCCATTATCTATTGTGATGGGGCCGGAAGCGGCGCGGTTGTAACGAATGCGTTGGCTGATTTACAAATAGGAACACTTGAAGTCACAGGGGCTGGGGCCGTGGATGGAGCAGCCACGCTTGGCAGTACATTAGCTGTTACCTCTACTTCCACGCTTAGTGGGAAAGTTACCCATAATTACACCTCAAGCGCAAGAATGCCCTCTGGTACCACGGGGCAACGGGACGGGTCTCCAGGGGTGGGTGATTTTCGCTATAACAGTACGACTAATGAATTTGAGGGCTATTCAGGGGCAAGTCCTGCTTGGGGCGGTATTGGTTCAGGTGCTGGTTATTTTAAGGGAGATAATGGCACTACGGGTTCGTCGGCGGGAGACATCTTCAGAATTAATGAACTGGCTCTTGACGCAGATGTAACGATTACTTCAACGGAAAATGCTTCCGCAACTGGACCTATATCGGTAAGTAGCAGTTATACCCTAACTGTAGAAGGAACTTTGGTGATCATATGAGTACTTTGAAGGCGGATGCCGTCACAACCAAATCTGATAATACAGATTTAACAATCACGGGCGGGGGAACGGGCGTCCCTAATCTGGAAGCTGGCTTTAAGGTTGGGGGGACCGCGGGTGTTCCTGTCTCTGGATTACAGGTGGGAACCGATGGCGAGTTAATCACTTGGGATGCTAGTGGCGATCCTGCAACAGTAGCTGTAGGAACTGCCACTCAT